ATGGAAGATGCACCATCGTTCATTGTCTCCCGGGAAGACTGGTCGCTGCACCGCAAAGGGTACCAGGACCAAAATCGACACCAGGAAAAAGTGAAAGAAGCGATCAAAAAAAACCTGCCCGATCTCGTCAGCGAAGAAAATATCATCATGTCAAACGGTCGGGAAGTTATCAAGATCCCCATTCGCTCCCTGGATGAATACCGATTGCGTTTTAACTTCCAAAAGGGAAAGCACGGAGGTCAAGGCAAAGGAAACAGCAAGGTAGGAGATGTCATCGCCAAGGACGGCGATCAGGCGCAAGGGCCGGGCAAAGGCCAGGGCGCCGGCGATCAGCCGGGAGTGGATTACTACGAGGCGGAAATCAGCGTCGAGGAATTGCAGGAGATGCTGTTCGCCGAGCTGGAGCTGCCGAACTTGCAGCGCAAGGACGAGGACCAGATTGTCATTGAGGAGACGCGCTTCAACGATGTCCGCAAAAAAGGGCTGATGGGCAACATCGACAAAAAGCGGACCTTGATCGCCGCGATCCGCCGCAACGCCCTTGCCGGCTACAGTGACCTGGAGCTGGGCATCACGGAAGACGACCTGCGTTTCAAGACGTGGGAGGAAATCATCAAGCCGCATTCCAACGCAGTCATTATTGCCATGATGGATACTTCAGGCAGTATGGGCTTCCCATAAATAAACTAGCTTATTTATGGGATACGCACATCAACGAATGTGCCTTAATTAACTAATTGAGGTGACGCCTATGCTTTTCCTGTCAGAACACATTAAAAAGACTATCGACATTACAAGTGGCTATACAACCGGCCAACTGGTTGTGGAGGGCGAAATGGTAGGCTTGCTACGTGATAGCGGGGAGGTAATAGAGTTGGACGAAAAATCCCTAATTGAGGTACGCAACGGGGACGTGTACGAACAGATAACAATCAAAGAAGCATTAACTACGGAAACGATTGAAGGATGGCCCCTGTACGCAGGGCTTTATACAAGAGTGAAAGGAGCAATCAAATGAAAACCACTGTCCAGCTAATTCAGTATTACACACGAAAGGTAGCGCAGTACGGAGCCATTCATCCGTCTAAGCCCCGACCGAAAGCACACAAACACCGCCATGCTCGTTTAATGGCGTATAAGGTGGCTATGCATCGGCGGATTGAACTGGAAAAACAAAACCCGTCATATGCCTTCTAGGGGACGACAGACGAAAGACTCCAGCCAAAGGGTGATATATAAAATTCGCAATTTGAAAGGGGGGTAACTCCCCCCGAGCATTAAAAGACTTCCAGGTGGGAAAAGAAAACAACCCCCTAAAGAAAAATACACTATTATATATTATCTATATCTAATAACAATTATTATTTATATCTATCTATTATTTATTTTTAATAGTATCTATTTATAGATACTTATGGGGGGAAACCTTCTTAGCCTGGAAGTCTTGCATTTTCTAACAAGGGAGCTGGTAGGGCATGGCACGATTTGAAGGGTTCATTAGCAAGAAAGTAGTAAAGGCCTGGCTGGAAACATACGAGTACATGATTGCTGGTGACAGGCCCCCGGAAGCCCTGCCTGGAAACAGCGGCCCGAAATCCGCAGACGGGATTAAGGCCGGTTTTCTGAACAGGGTAATGCTAGAACAGGCTATTGAAAGCCTTAGCCCATTGACAAAGGCGTGCTGCAAAGCTCGCTGGGTACATAAGTTGCCCAGGAAGCAGGTACTGGACACGCTGGGAATCAGCAAGGAAGTTTATTATAACCGCTGCGATCAGGCAGTCGAGGAAATCTACCAGTTTGTAAACGGGGGTCTTCTGCCGGTTAAAAACCTGGTGGAAGCAATCACTGCTGGGAAAAAAGGTGCTTGACAAAATCGACTACCAAAGCGTAAACTTATGGTAATCTGCTAGTATTATGTCCACAGGACATAATAGAATATTTGCTAGATATTGGAAATAAATTCAAGGGCGGGCGCTTTCCGAAGCGTTGCGCCCTTTTTTGACGAATCGAAATCCATAAAAACCACTTCACTACGCCGAAGCACGGGAAGGGGAAAAGCGAAATGGCAAAAAATGAAAAACCGAATACGCCAGCCGCTACACCTGACCCCTACGATATGAATATAAAACGGCAGCTGCATCCAAAAGCAGATGCCAAGAATTTTGTAGAGCAGCGGAACGGTCGGCTGGTATTGTGTTGCGGAGCTGCGCCAAAGAAAAACCGGCCTACGAATTGCCGCAGCCTGGCGGGGGCCGGTACTGACCACGTAGGCTATGGTCGCTGCAAGTATTGTGGGGGCTTGAACACTGGCCCGAAAACAGAAGAAGGCAAAGCCCGAAGCAGCCAGAACGCCAGGAAACACGGCCTTTATAGCGCCGTGCTGGATGAGGACGAACGGGAAATATACGAATCTTTGAAGGCTGACGAAAAGGTAACGCTGCTGGATGAAATCTTTACCCTAAAGGCCAAGATTGTTACCTACTTGCGCCGGTTTAAGCTGCGTAAACAGGGTGGCGGGGATGCTGCTACGATTGTGTATTTCAAAGATGGCAACGAACTTGGCAAGTATCACGCTGGTACGATAGAGGACAGGGCGTTGCTTAGGGCATTGAACGAACTGGGCCGCCTGGTACGTATCCATGCCCAGCTGACAACCGGCGACACGGACAACCTGGTAAATCAAATCAACCAGGAACTACGCACAGCTTCCCAACAGGCCGCAGAAGCGTCATGGGGCGGTCAAGCGCAGCACAGGGAAGCAGAAAATTGATTGCATAAACGCTGCATAAATAACGGGAAATAATTTAGGTGAAACCGCGAAAAACCTTGATATTATGCGTTTTGTATATTTGTTGCATAAGGGTTGAAAATCACCGCAACGTACAAACGCTGATATATCAGGGTTTTTTGCGTTTTGCCTGTGTCCGATAGGAATTATTATGTCAACCTGTTTTGCATAAACGCTGCATAAAGGGGGTGGGGGCGTTGGCCGAAAAGTTATATGATACCCAGTTTGATTATGTGGACGATGTTGACCCAGTAAGTGGCGCACCTACCGTAGTGGCCATACCCAAAACGGTAGCAGCTGCCAAGCAGGGCGTACCCTACAATACAATCAATGACCTGGGGGATTTATTCAAGCGTGAGAACCTACGGGAAGCCTGGCGTATCTTGCGTAGGAATGACCCTTTTGACTACCAGTTGCGGGTAGCTGACGCTATCCTTTACAGCGCCTTGAACGGCTTGGGCTGGTATTTTGTCGTGATGATTACCCGCCAGGCGGGGAAGAACGAAATAAGTGCATTTTGTGAGCAGTATATCCTTCTCTACGGTTGGTATTTTGGCAAACGGGTTAGCGGCGTGAAATTCGCTCCTGTCCACAAGCCCCAGGTACAGGCCAGCATGGACAGGCTGGAAGGGGCCGACACGCCCGATAGCGGCGGCCTGGCCGGTAGCATCGTAACACGTAATATCTGGCGCAAATCCGATGGGTACAAATACCATATTGGGACGCCTAGGGACAGTAACAAAATAGCCTTTCTGTCCATCAACCCAAACGCAAACGTCGCTTCACAGACAGCTTTTACGCTGCTGGAAGGGGACGAAGCACAGGACATTGACAAAGACAAGTGGGAACGTGACGCCCAGCCTATGGGAGCCTTCAACAACGCCACAACGGTACTATGGGGTGTAGCCTGGACGAAAGAAAGCTTCATCTACCAGGGCGTACAGCAGGCACACGAAATGGAAAAACGCCTGGAAGCCAAACTAGGCTACAGGCCGCAACTGGTATTTAAGATTGACGCACTTGCGGTAATCGCCAGCGGTAACGAAAACTACGCAAAATGGTTTGAAAACCAGGTAGCTCGCCTTGGTATCAATCACATAGCCGTACAAACACAGCTGCTTTTGAATTTCATAGACAGTATCGGGCGCTTTTTCGACCCCGAACACATAGCCCGAATGAAGCAGGGCGGCTTCAAGATGCAGCAAGTCCCCAAGCAGGGCAGTACCTACGTGTTTGCCCTGGACGTGGCCGGCCAGGAAGAACAGCCTACCACGACAGAAGAAAACGTAGGACAGCACACCAGGGACGCCACAAGCCTTATTATTGGCGAACTGTTGAAAGACGGGACGGTATACCCCGTGTGCATTTACCAATGGGTGGGCAAGGCGCACAGCAAGCAGCGTGAACAAATCCTTGCCATTCTGAAAAACTGGCGCATAATCGGCGGCAGCGTGGACGCTACGGGAATCGGTGAACCCCTGGCGTACTGGCTTATCGAAAAGCTACCAAACGTAGAAATAGAAGCGTACAAATTCAAAGCTGCTGGGGATGAGAACAAGAGCAAGCTAGGATACTTGGCATACAACTTTGTGCAGGCCGACCAGGTTAAGATTCCAGACCGGCCCATAAACGACCCACAGCAAGCCGAACTATGGGACGAGTTGGTATGGCAGCTTGAAAATCTGGTACGGGTAGCGAAAAAACAGCAAAGTATTAACTTCCACGTACCGGCAAATGCCAAGCCCCGTAGGGAGGGGCATGTACCGCATGACGACCTGGCCATAGCGTTTTTCCTGCTTATGCGGGCGGTATTCATGCTACAAGACCCGCAGGCCCGCAAAGCGAAGGCCTTTGACCGTGAACAGGCTATGTAAGGGAAGCACGGGGGACGGGGGGCTGGAATCCTAGCATTTACGAGTTTACAGGCGAAAGGGGGTAGGCGTGAATGGCCGTAATGAACACCGTACCGAAAACACTAGCGCAGTTGCATCAGGACAAGCCGGCCACGGCAGCCGATGCCCAGGCCTGGATTACGGAAAACGGCAGCTGGCTACGTAATCTATTGGAAAAGCACAAACACTGGATGGAAGAAGCCCAGGTAGAAACATTCCAAGCGGCGTATGATGGGTTTTTACAGTCCATTGATGAGCGTGATAGAAGCCGTGGGGACGATGTGAACAACAAGCTTCAAGTCAACTACGCCCAACTGATTATTGATACTGTGGTTGACTACATGCTGGGAAAGCCGATTGTATGGGCCTTTGACCCAGGGGACGAAAAAGTACCCGAAGCGCTGCTAGACACCTATCGAAAGGAATTACTGGCCCTGCTGCGTGGGGGAAACGCCCAGCGTGTGCTTGCTGAACAGCTGCGCCAGGGCAGTATTGCTTATTACAGTGGCATTATCGCCTGGGTGGATGAAAACGGCGAAATTGACTATGAAGAATTTCCCGTACAGGAAATCGTGCCGGTATACGATACCAGGGGACGCTTGCAGCTGGTCATTCGCTACTACCAAGTGGAAACAATGGCAACCGGTAGCGACCAGGCCGTAACCCGTACTAAAGTGGAACTGTACGACAGCCGGTATATTACGTATTGCTTGTCAGATGAAACGAGCCAGGGCTATACGCTTGACCAGGAAGAAGCGATAACCGGCAACCCGATTGAACACAAGGCGGGCCGTATTCCAGTAAGCATTTACGTGAACGGGACGCCGGCCAGGTACAGCAAGCGTAACCAACGGGCCGGTACAAGTGACCTGGGGAACGGGGTGCTTACCCTACTGGAAAACTACGCCGCCGTTATGAGCGACAAGGCGAATACGGTAGACCGTTTGCTAGACCAGTACCTCTTGCTGGCTGGGGTGGACGTGGACGAAAACGAAGTAATCAAAATGCGGAAGGCCAGGGCGATTGCGTTAAAGAGCAAGGAAAGCAACGCCCAATTTATTGCGCCAACCCAGGACGACCAGGCAGTAGAAAATCACCTGGACAGGCTGCGGGAAACGATTCACGAAATGACGTTTACGCCGAAGCTTGCCGACTTGAGCGGCGCTACGGCCACTGAAATAAAAATCAAGTACGCAAACCTGGACATTAAAGCCGGTAAAAAGGAATTGTACTTTGCGGCTTCTATCAAGCAGCTGGTAGAAATTCTAACCGACCTTCTGAACGCAAAGCGCCTGGCAGAAGCGAACGTAGAAAACGTCTACGCCGTGCTGACTGGTGCAGCGCAGCCACCAGGTAGCGTACCGCTGTATAACGCTGATTGGGTACAATGGACAATCAACCGTAACATGCCGCAAAACTTCCAGGAAATCGCTACGATTGTGGCGCAGTTGGCCGGTATCGTACCTGATGAGTACCTGTACGAATTGCTATGGTTTATTGATGATCCACAGCAGGCCCTAGACGACATGAAAAAGCAGAAGGAAGAAAACATAAAGGCGAATATGGACGCTATTGGCTATGGCGGTGAGTTTGGACAGACGGGCAACGAAGGCGGGGCCGATGGGGACAGCGGCGGCCAGGAATAGGGGGCTAGCTTATGGCTGACAAAAGACCACGGCTACCAAAAAATACCGAAGTAGACGCCCTGGTAGCAGCCCGTATGCAACGGGATATGGAAGGATTCGTAGAATTGTATGATGCAATCTTACGACTTCGTGAAAAACGCTATGCTTCCGAAGTGTTGCCAATGTGGAAGCGCATTGGCAGCAATGTGACGGAAGAATTGCGGGCCATATACAACGAAATCCAGGACGCTAACGGCGTACCTATTACCAGACGGCCTATCAAAGCTGACAAGCTGCGAAACATGAAGCGGAACATAAAACGCCTGGCCAGCTTACAGGCGCAGCTTGTCAAGCTGATGGGAACAGAAGAACAAGCGAAGAAACTAAGTAATAACCTGGCGTTTACTTACGCCGACAGCTACTACTTCCATGCTTTCGGTCTGGAACAAGCTACACAGGTGGCTATCAATGTACCAAACCTGACAGCGGCCCATGTAATGGGAGCCATAATCAACCCCTGGCTGCCCGATGGTAGAACATACGGTGAAAGGTTAAGGGCCAATGCTGAATTATTAGCTACCAAAATGGAAAACACGATAGTAGAAGCTATTGGCAACGGATGGGACTGGAACAGAACAGCCCGCCGAATACAAGAAGTAGCCGGCGAAGGGTATTACAACGCAGTACGCCTGGCAAGAACCGAAATGAACAGGGCGGCCAACCAGGGGGCCAGCCATTTATACATGCAAAATGCCGACATTTTGGACGGTAAGCGCTGGAACGCTACGCTGGACAGCCGCACAGCGCCGAAAGATGCCGCCAATGACGGTAAAATCTACGACCTGGCGTATGATACTCCTGAATGGCCAGGACGGGCCGGCGAACGTATCCCAAACCATCCCCAGTGTCGTTGTAAGTGGACGCCCGTAATCAGCGCCCTAGGCGTAAGCAAGCGGGAACGAATCGCCAGGGGGAACGGTGACAGCCCTACGAACTTTGGTGAACGGATTTACACAAAGGCCCGCACGTATCGGGAGTACGCCCAGGAAAGGAGCTTGCCTGACCTGGACGAACGCCTGGCCAACGATAACCCCGCCAAATATTTACGGCGTGGCGAAGATATGAGCGCATACAATGGCATAAGTGGTATAGTGAAAACAACAGCAGAAATTGCCGCAGCAGCTACCGTAGTGAAACCACCGCCGATAGTGGATAATAACAAGCCACCGGCGACTAGCTGGGCCGATCAAGTGAAGGAACGCCTGGCTGCCGGCATAAACACGGAACAAGACGCTGTAGAAGTGGGCAACCTGGTACGACTGCAAATCGAAAAAGACCTGGAAAGTGTCATGGCCGAATTACAGGCCGAAATTGATAAGGTAGTAAGCGAAAAGCAGTACATTGACCAGCTGCTAGCCGATGGCGAAGGAAAGGTACGAAAGCTACGGGAAGCGTTCTGGCAAGAAGCAGACCTAACCAAAGCTGCTAAAATCAAAGAGGAATACGAAATGGCGAAGGCCGAACAAGACGCTCTGTACGCCAAGTGGCAGGAAAAGCGGAATATGGAACTATCCCTAAAACGGGATAAGCACCAGGCCAGGGCCGAAGCCGCCAGGGAAGCCATATCCCAGGTACGGCCCGTAGGGAAGCCTAAAGGGGCAGCGCAGCCCTGGGAAAAGGGAAGCAATAGTGACGTAAGCGACGCTATTGATAAGGCCTACGAATGGCTACCTACCGAATGGGTGGAAGCATCCCTAGCCCACCCGATGGAAGGCAAGAAGGTAAAGCGGGGATATTACAGTGGATACGCCAGCGGTAAGGGAATCATGGCCCTAAGTGACGAAGGCGGCAACACCGGCATGAAGCGGGTAGCCATTCACGAACTAGGCCACAGAATGGAACACCTTCGGCCCGAAATCCGAAAGCTGGAATACCAATTTTACCAACGTCGTACTGCCGGTGAACAGTTACAATGGCTGGGTGGCAATTACGCCAAAAGTGAGAAGGCCCGTTTTGACAACTTCCAGCACAAGTATATGGGGAAGGACTACGGGAATAGGGACGACAGCTACTATGAACTGCTAAGTATGGGCATGGAAAGCCTATTTTGGGGTAGGAATGACGTAGACCTGACCGCTGATGTTGACTACTACAACTTTATCTTGGGGGTATTGATTGGTAAATGAAGTACACAGCGAAAGGCACATACCACGGAAGACCAGCGGCGATTACCTGGCAGGATGGCAAGTTAATAGCCCCGACAGCTGACGACCTGGGCCTAGTCCAAATGGTTAAGGCCGAAGCTGCTGCCCAGGAAGGGCATAGCGTGGGCGTAATCGGGCAGTATACTGCCACAAATCACCTGGCCTACCCACTAAGCGCCCTGGTAATCATTCAAAGCGTCATGGATAGCATAGACAGCCTGGAAGGTGACGTACCCCAGGCAGAAGAATTGCCCAAAGGAGTAATAGGGTAGAGATATTTAGCTGGCCACTTCCCGCCGCAAGCCCAAAGGGGACAAGAAAAGCCCTTCCTGGGCTTTTTTGTATTTAAGGGAAGGGAACACACACGAAGGCGGGGCCGTGGGGTGGCCGGCGCTACCCAAAAACGAAAATAAAGCAGCCTGGAATTTAGGCAGGAAAAGCCGTTAGGGGGTGGCGGCGAAGTACTGCGCCCAGGCTGCTTTATTCTATACGCCGAATGGCGGCCTACAAAAACCGTTTACTGGTATCGAGACAAACCAGGCAGCTTACAGCCGCAGGGCTATAAACTGCGAAAGGGGTAAACCATGAACGAATTGAAAAAGCTTCAAGCAGCGTATAAAGCGGGCAAATTGACGAAGGAGCAGTACACGGCCAAAGTCAAGGAATTGCTGGAAGATGGGGAAATTTCACAAGAAGAGCACGACCAGGCACAGGAATTTGACCCAGCCGGTGACGATGATAAAGCGATTTACAGCCAGGCAGACGTAGACCGTATCGTAGCACGAAAGGCTACCAGCCTGGTACGTAAAGCGCTGAAAGAAGCCGGCGTAGAAATTGCCGCCGACAACAAGACGCTGCTTTCAAAAGTGGCCGAATTGGTGAAGGCGGGCGAAGGCAAAAACCCTAGCGAACTGGAAAAGGAAGTGGCGCAGCTGCGTAAGCAAGTGGCCAAGCTTCCCGACCTGGAAGCAGCCAATAAGCGCCTGACTGTGGAAGCAGCCGTACTGAAAGTGGCCAACAAGTACAACCCCGTCAACCCTGCCCAGGTAGTACGAGCGCTGAACGCTGACTACGCCGACCTTTTGGAATATGACGATGAAAGTGGCGCACTCAAAGAACAAAGCGTAGTGAAAGCTATCAAGCGTATTGCTGAAGCTGAACCGAATTTGTTCAACAAAGCACCGGGGGACGGTAACGGCGAAGGTGCTGGGGATGGTGGCGAAGACAGCCAAAAATCATCCTTCCAGGGGAAGCCGCCTGGTGGAACTGGTGAAGGCGGTAGCAAGCCTGGTGATAAAAACCAAGCGAAAGTAAACGCAGCGCTGGAATTGCTGGGCATCAGAAAGCCCGAACAAAAATAAGGGGGTAAACCTACATGGCAGATTATCAAATCCGCAGAAAATCTACGAGCGCATCCCGTGAAATCAAGGCTAGCGCACACTACAGCTACATTACCAACGGTATCACGCTGGACGGTAGCAAGTTTGCAACTGGGGAATTGGTGGTAGAAGGCCAATGCCTGGCACGTAACGCCACTACAGGCAAGTTTGAAAAAGTGCCGGCTGACGATGCAGGCGGCGTACTGAAAGCTGGTTACGATACGCCAGTAATCCTGGACGAATCCGTGCAGTTTGTCTTGAAAGACAACGGTACCAACCCTGACGTAACCGTAGGCCAGGTGCTTGTGCATGGCGCAGTATACGCCGGTATGCTGAAAGACGCTACGGCAGGCTTCAAGAAAGCCCTGGCTGGCGCAATCCGATTCGTGTAAGACCTGACGGGCCGCATCTGCGGCTTTTTATTTTTGACAAAAACAAGGGGGTAAACCTTCATGGCTGGATTGGCACAATATAGCGAGTATTTCCAAAACCCAGTATTCACCGAAACTATCAGACAAGTGCCGGTAGAAGCTAAGTATATCGGCAGCCGTTTTTTGCCGATCGAAGAAACATACGACATTGACTTCAACGAATCCGTAATCACGCAACAGGCAGATATGGCCAACATCGTAGACAGCGGCGCCGAGTTGCCACTGACTGACCGTGACCCGTTGAGACGAGTAAGCGGCGAAATTGCCGACATTGGCCAGTCTTACATTGTGTCCAAGAAAGAACTGGGCGCATTGATGGACAAGGGCAACGAAGGCCGCCGCAAGATTGCCGAAAAGCAATTGCTGGGCAAAGCCGCTACGGTGAAAAAGAACATTGACGCCCGTATTGAGTGGATGCGCTGGCAAGCCCTGGGTAACGGCGTAATGTCCTATGACAAGGATGGTATCAAGTTTGGCGTGGATTTTGGCGTAACCTTCAATAAGACAGCAGCCAACAAATGGGACGTAGTAGGGGCTACGATCATTGACGACTATGAAGCCTGGGTACAAGAGTACGTAGACAAAAACGGGCGCATTCCTGACGTATACGTAACGTCTATCAAAGCGTTGCGTACCGTGATGAACAATGCTGATGTGCGTAAGGCGGTTACTGGCTTGTCTGACAAGATTATCACTATCCAGGAATTGAACGACTTCCTGACTGGCCGCCAGATGCCACGTTTTGAAGCGTTTGACGCTACAGTAACATACCGTGACGTGAACAATGACGGCGTACGCATTACCCAGCGCTTGCTTTCTGACAAGAAGGGTATTTTCCTTGTCGAAGGTAACGACATTGGCGTACAGCTGCTTGGCCCAACGGTGGAAAACCAAATGAACCCAGGCATTTTTGCCCGCACGTTCACAGAAAATCGTCCGTTGCGTGAAATTGTGGAAGTAGTGGCTGCTTCCTTCCCGAAAGTAACAAATCCTGACCTTATCGGTATCACAAACATTTTGGCGTAGTAAGTGAGGGCTAACCGGCCCCTTTTTCTACGACCACTTGAAAGGGGTAAACGAAAATGGCTGATACGAAAAAAGTAAAGCTGCTTACACCTGTTACCTTTAATGGGGCAACAGTGGAAGCCGGCGAAGAATTGGAATTGCACGAAAAGAACGCTGACAGCCTGGTAGCGGAAGGCCTGGCCGAAGAAGTAGCAGCCAAAAAGGGCGGTAAAGCTGCGGCTTCCCAGGAATAGGGGTGTGGGCTATGCTGCTGACCGCTGACGAACTGACAGGCCGATTTTACCCGAAGGCAGCAAATATGGACACTGGGGAAGTGAACACATACCTACTGCGGGCTAACGCCTTTTGCCTGGGGGTAATCGGCGGCGTACCGCCGGCAATAGACGACACGGTAAAAGCAGCCGTAGGCCTGGCCTTTGAAATCCTGGCCAAGTCCGAAACTGACCAGGTAGACCCCGTAACGGGTAACATTACGCCGGCAGCGCCAGAAGGAGCATTTGTACGCAATAAACAAGCCGACCCCATGCAAACGGTACGGGATATGCTGGCAGCGGCAAAACGGGCTTTTGATAATGCGAATACGGCCCAGGCTGAACGGGGCGTAAGATTCCTATGAGCCGCCGCAGCCTGGACGTACCCGACTTGAAAAAGTGGCAGCGCTGGCTTGTTAACCTTGAAAACGGCGAAGTAGAGAAGGCAAAAGACCGAATCCTACGAACCGCAGCTTTCCGTATAAGCGAGTACCTGGACGACCTGACGCCAAGGCGTACCGGCGATCTGGTAAACAGCATGAAAATAGGCGGCAAAGACAACGTATTCAAGCTGGTGGTAGGGCAGACAAGCTACGTATTCGTAGGTACAGCCGTGAGTTACGCCCAGTTTGTAAATGACGGTTTTACCCAGGAGGCGGGGCGCTTTGTGCCTGGGGAATGGCGAAGCGGTACGTTTCACTATATTCCTGGTCACAACGAAGGTATGGTATTGACCGGCAAAGTGATACCTGGGGCACATATGTTCAACAAGGCTATGGACTACGTGGCCGAAGATATGCCGCAAATCGTGGAATTTGAGTTTAGAAGGCTGTATAGGCAGCTGTTCTAAGAAAGGGGTAGCCGATGGCAAGTAACTATCTGGCAGAACTTGAAGCAATACAGCGCTGGGTAAAGGCTGCTACCGGCCTTAATTCCATTCGGCTACAAACAGCGCCGCCGAAGGTAGCCCGCCCCGTAATCCTGTGGGAAGCTCCCAGCCGTAGTAGGGACAGGAATATAACCCGTTGGATGTATGTGAACCAGGTTACGCAGTACGGCAAGTTATACGCTAACGACCTGGGCCAACTGCTTGACTTCCAGGACAAGCTTTTCAGCGACCTGGAAGAACGGGTAGGCGTATTGCCTGTATATAACCAGGCGGGGCAACAAATTGGCAAGCTTGAAGCGGTACAACTGACTTTTAGGGAAACCGAAGGCCTGGACGTACCCATAGAAGTACGGTACCAGGTAACATACAGCCGCACGAAGCCGGTAGAGCCGCCAGCACCAACGGCGGTATACACAAAGGTAACATACCAGGAAGGGGGTAGCGCTGATGGGCAGTAAGCCAAAGAGCGAAGCGCAGAAATTCCCAGCAGAAGAATTGATTAACGCAGCGCCCGCCGTGTTTGGGGTATCCCCCGAAATGATGGCGGGAGCTTTATATGGGACAGCCGAAGCGTCTAAGGACGAAGCGGAAGCCCTGCTAAAGAAATTTCAAGACAAGGGGGTAAAGTAGATGGCTGGTACTTACATTGAAGGCAGTAGCAAAGTGCTGTCGGGCGTATATACGCTGATTCGCAGCGCTATTAACGCCGTAAGCCTGGGCGCTAGAGGTATCGTAGCGTACCCGTTTACGTCCAACTGGGGGCCGGTAAATACCTTGCAGCCGGTATTGTACGGCAGCGAGTTTGACAAGAAATACAATGCCGACAAGACAACCCTTACCGCGAAGAAAATCACAACTCACGCATTCAAGGGAAAACCGGCGATGCTGCTGGCATATCGTATGGCCACTTCCTCAGCTGCTAAAGGCACGCTGACGCTGAAAGACAGCAACAGTGCTGATTCTATTCAGCTGACCACGAAGTACGAATCTGACCGGCCATTCCAGGCAGTGGTTAAGGACAGCCTGACAGCCGGTAAGGTAATCGAAATCGTGGAAAACAGCGTGAAGCTGGCCAGTGTGGAAGGGGCGACCGTTGACGACCTGGTAGCCAAGCTTTCCGCAACGGATTACGTGGACGCCGTGAAGAAAGGGGAGCAGCTCCCTGCGGACAATGCTGGAGCAAACTTCACCGGTGGTAACAACGGCAGCGCCGTAACTGTGAATGAATACCAGGCGTTCCTAACCGAAGTAGAAGCGGACGGACGGGCTAATAGCCTTGCCCTGGATGCCGTGACAGATGAAGCCATTCTGACTGTGGCCGAAACATGGACAAAGCGGGTACGAACCGAAGGAACGTATATTACGTGGGTACGGGGTGGCGACTGGGCCAATCTGGACGCCGCTAACACAAAATCCAAAGCCCTTAACCATCGGGGCATTGTAAACGTGGGGAATGGGTGTGACGGGTATACGGCGGCAGAAATGGCAATTTTCGTCGCAGCCCGTGTAGCAAGCGTGGGCCTTAACCGTACCGTGACAGACGAAGTAGTAGACTACGCCGGTGTGAACAGGAAACTTACGCCTGGGGAACGTGTCACAGCTAAGGAAGCCGGTACGCTGGTATTCACGATGGAAGGGGATGCTGTAGTAATCGACGAAGGCGTAAATACCCTGACCAACCCGTCTACGGATGAGGTAAAGGATATGGGCAAAATCCGTGTGAATAACACGCTTGACCAAATCGCCCGTGACCTTGAAAAATTCGGGAACGAGTACAAAAAGACGAAATCCAATACTCAGCAAGCCCGTGAAGCTTACGCTACCACCGTTGAAGAAACCTACTTTAAACCTCTGGCGGCCCTGGAAGTTATACAGCCTGGGTACTATTACCGCCCTGACCCCGAATATCACGGGGACGCTGCGGTATTTCATCCGAAAATTGACGAAGCCTTTTTTGACAGCGGCGTGCAGCCGGTGGATAGCATGGAGAAGATTTACCAAAAAATCAACGTCAACTTCTAATGACGGGAAGGGGGGAACGGCATGAGTACCGTATTTGACGACAGCAAAATCATTAATGGGCTGTATGGCTTCCTGTATGACGGGGACGGTAAGCAGCTCCAGACGGCGCAAGAGTTTGAAGCTGCCCTAGAGTTTGACAAGGAAGAAATTAAAGTGCCTGGCGTGTTTCTTAAAAAGCACAGGGTACTGGGCGGCAGCGGTAGCGGAAAAATGACGCTGTTGAAAGTAGACAGCCGCCTGGTCAAAGCGATTGCTGACGACCCGACAGCCAAATACAACTTCCAAGGCCAACTGAAAGACCCGAACAACGGCGGGGAAGAAGCTATCATGTTCAAAGGCGTAAGCTTTGACGCTGCACCGCTGATGAACTACAAGCTGGGGGAAATGGTAGAAACCGAATTGGATTTTACCTTTGACGACTACGAATACAAGAAGTCCATTGGCTAATAGAAATAGGCCTATTTTTTATGCCTATATGGTTGCGTTTCGCAACTTAAAAGCGGGCCAGTTGTTGCGCTGGCCTAATCACTTTTCCATAGGGGGAAAACAAAATGATTGAACAAAAAGCCGTGACGTACCTGACCTTGAAAGATATTTTGGGCCGTAATAAGGATGAGCTTACCAGCGTGAAGTACGGCGAATTTGAGACCGAAAAGCTGGGCGTAGTGCCGTTTGCTTCTATCGACTTTGAAGAAAACAAGCAAATCAAAAAAGATTGTATGCGAATGATTCCGAACGGCAGCGGCGGCATGACCCCTGACCTGGACGATGACAAAATGATGATTCGTATTATCGTAGCTGCTGTGGACAAAGATCCCCGTAGCGACTTCACTTTTGCAAATAAGGAACTGCTGGCACATCTGGGCGTAACCACGGCAGATGAAGCCGTACAAAAGCTGCTATCACCGGGTGAGATTTACCGCTTTGCCATGAAGGTACAGGACGCTAGCGGCTTTACAGACAAGGCGAAAAAAGAGGTTAAAGAAGCGGTAAAAAACTCCTAAAAACCAGTAAGGAAGCGCAGTACCTAGCCTATATATGGAACACCAAAGGCGTAATACCTGGTGACATATACAACCTTCCTGACTGGGAGAAAGAGTTTATCTATCAAGCTACGCAGTTGAAAATAGACGCCGAAAACAAAGAAGCTGAAAAGGCCAAAAGAAAAGGCAGGAAAGGGGGGAGGCGGTAAATGCGGGAGTTTGTCATGGGTGCCAGGCTGACATTGGCCGATGTTTTCAGCCGGCCTATGTCGGCTATTCGTGAAGCTACGGACATGTTTCGTGGCAGTGTGGAACGGGCCAACGGTGCTACCGATCACTGGGTAGACGCTAACGGGCGGCTGCGTAACAGCCTGGGGCAGTACGTGGCTCGGGCAAGGGAAACCGAACAGCAAATAGACGCAAACGCAAACGCAACAAGCCACTGGCGTGACAGCCTTATAAGCTTGCAGGGCGCAATAGCAGCTGTGGCCGGAGGTGTTGTATTCAAGCAGGCGTATGACTGGCTGGTAGACTCTAATGCTCAAATGGAGCAATACAGAAATACCCTGACCGTAGTACTTGGCAGTCAGGAAAAAGCAATAAAAACCCTGGAATGGGCAAATAAGTTTGCGGCACAAACACCTTTTGAAATCCCACAAATTGTAGAAGCTACTACTCGAATGGCGGCGTATGGAATCAACGCTCAAAAAACGCTGGGCATTGTAGGCGACATGGCGAGCGTCATGGGTAAAGACCTCATGCAAGCAGTGGAAGCTGTTGCGGACGCCCAAACAGGGGAACTGGAACGCCTGAAAGAGTTTGGTATCACTAAACAGATGATTATTGACCAAGCCAAGCTACTAGGCAGCAATCCCGTAAACAACAGCGGACAAATAACGGACATGAAAGCATTTAACGCCGCCCTTTTTAGCCTTATGGAAAAACGGTTTAAGGGCGGTATGGAAATGCAATCCAAAAGTTTTAAAGGGATGCTTTCTAACGCATCGGACTTTATAGGTACGTTGGGCCGGAAGCTTGGTCAGCCGATTTTCGATAAGGCTAAGGAAGGCCTGGGAAACTTTCTCGATTGGCTTAATCGTCTGCAAGATAACGGCAGCATTGACGCTTTCGTTGCGAAGGTGCAGCAGGGCGGAAAAATCTTGCGGGACACCTTCATGTATGCGTACAGCTGGGTACTTACGCTAGCCGAAACCATTCAGCCGGTATTGCAGCCTGTACTTTCTTGGGTAGCCAACGTGGGGCTGCCTGCTGTGGGCGCGGGGCTTAAACAGGTATTCCAATGGGCGCGAGCCTTTGCTGAATACGTGGACGATAACTGGGGGACAATTGCGCCGTTCATCCAAGGAATCGCAATTGCCCTGGGTGCTTATGTGGCTATCACGAAAACCGTAAGAGCCGTTACCCTGGCATGGCAGGTGGCACAATGGGCCGTAAACGTGGCTATGGCCATGAATCCTTTGGGAGTTATCCTCGTGGGTATCGGGCTGCTGATTGGAGCCATTATTTACTTGTTAGGTGGCTTTGACAACTTCAAAGCGAAGGTAGCTGAAGTATGGGCCTATACCGTGCAAGCCTGGAATAATATTTGGGCCGTACTACAGCCCATCTTAGCGCAGATGTGGGCAAGGATGGTGGCAACCTGGAACGCTATTCTGGCAGCGGTGTTGCCCGTGCTGAATACGATATGGACGGGCATACAGAATATTTTTAATGCAATCCTAAGTTTCTGGAACACCTGGGGCAGTACCATTGTAGTCTTTTGGTCAATTCTTTGGGCGGGGATTCTTGGATTCGCAGGAGCTGCGCTTCAAGGATTATGGACGCTCATTGTAAATGTATTCAACGTGATTATGACCGTAGTAAAAGGTGTGTGGGGTGTAATCGCCGGTATTATCCAAACAGCCTGGTCAATCATTACCGGTATTTTCAGTGTGGGCCTGAACCTATTAAGCGGGAACTGGTCAGGAGCTTGGCAGGCCATGCTGGACATGCTTACAGGTGTGAAAGCTGGCATAGTAAACTTCTTTGGCGGCTTAAAAACCCTGTTTTGGGATAGTGGCAAGGCGATCATTCAAACTTTGGTAGATGGGATTAAAAGCATGGTGAACGCCCCTGTAGCCGCAATAAAAAGTGTGTTGGAAAAAGTGCGGGAGTACTTGCCATTTTCAGACGCCAAACGGGGGCCGCTATCCGAATTGACGTACAGCGGTGGGGCGATTATGACGACCCTGGCCACGGGCGTAGGCAACAAGGCGGGAACCCTGCATAACGCTATGGCCGATAGTTTCGCAGCTGCGCCGAAACTGACCGGCAGCGCAAGCTTCCAGGCAGACGTAAACGCAGCGGGAAGCGTCCCAGCAGCAAGCGGGGCGGCCAACATTAACCCTGCTGGAACACCGACCCAGGGCGGTAGCGTACAAAAAACCGTGACCATTCAAAAGCTTTTCGACAAGCTGGAACTGCATGACGTGGGCAACAAAGACCCCGACAGCCTGGTAGATGAACTCATGCACAAACTGTACGACAGGCTGCAAAAGGCTGACGAAGTACTGGGCAATGCTGAAATGGGGGCGCTGCTATGATTCAAAACACAAGAGTAGAAATTACCCTACGGGATAACGAAAAGGGGACGTACTTACAAATCCCTGTACTTCCCGAAAAAATCAGCTACAAAGACGGACAGAAGAAAAGTCTAAGCGTGGATATTGTGAACCTCGGTACGGTGAAATTCCCTAGCGGGGTAGAATTGGATGCTATTAGCTGGGCGTCTTTCTTTCCTGCCAGGTATGACGAAGCATACGTACAAACGCCGCAGCTGAAAGCACCGGTAGACTATCGCAACCAATTAAGTACCTGGAAGGACAACGGTACAAGCTTGCAGCTAGTATGTCCAGCCGCAGGGCTTAACAAAACCGTGTTCTTGGAAAGCTTTGATTGGGATTTTGGCGGTTGGGAAGGCGATATAGTCTACCAGGTGACGTTTTCCGAATACAAGACGGTAAAGCCGCAGCAAATCACAATGGGCCAGCCAACCGTCCCCCCAAAAGGGAAGCTGCCGCCGAACAGCCGCCCACCAGCGCCGGCAAAACCGAAGCCAAGTACCTACACGGTAGTTGCCGGTGACAGCCTTAGTAAAATTGCTAAGAAACTGGACGTGGCTGATTGGCGTGACCTTTACACTAGAAACAAATCAGTCATAGGCTCGAATCCTGCAAAGATTAAGCCTGGCCAGGTGTTAAAGGTATGAGTAACAGCGGGCTTGACGTGCAAATTAATGGACAAAGCCTTAAAGAGCTGCTTGTTGCGCCGCCAAAGATTAATGACCAGGCAAACGCCGTTTGTAGAACCTTGGAAATTAAGCTGGTGGGAGCTGACGGGTTGCATGTACCTTTGGGCAAACAAGCGCACCTATGGTACGGGGGGAAACGCTGGTTTATGGGCTTTGCCATGAAACGGGAATTTAACTCTGACGGAACAATAAGCATCCTTGCTTATGATCCGTTATTTTTTATGAAGCGGCACAAAGACGACTGGCTTTTTAAGAACATGACCGGCAGCGGGATTTTTTCATTTCTCGCCGGTAAGGTGGGAATTGCAGCCGGCCCAATGGACAGTACACCGGTACTGCCCACGCTTCACTATGAAGCTGCGCCTGCTGACCAGGTAGGCGTAGACATTCTGGCACGGCTTTATCAATTGACCGGCAAAAAGTACTGGTACAGATTCGACCCCGAAAAGGGATTGATTTTCTTTGAAAGAAAGCTGCCGCAAAAAGCCTGGGCTTTCCAAACCGGCATTAACCTGACCAAAGCCAGCTACGCCGAAAGCGCCGAAGCTACTGTAACGGGAATCAAGCTGGTAAACCGTGAAACCGGCAAAATTGTACTTAAAACGGACACGGCAGCCAGCAAAGAATACGGCTACCGCCAGGATATGCAGGAAGTGGACAAGGACAAGGCAAAGACGATGGACGCCCTGGCCGCCCAAATGCTAAAAGACCTGGCCAAGCTGGACGTAACCATGAACGTAGAAGGGATAAACCCTAACGCCATAATGCCGCAGCTATTCAGCGGTGACGTGATTTACGTAGAGGAAGATTTTACGCAGATCATTGGCGGCTACTTCATCAAAGACATTACCCATACGTTTGCGTCGGACAACCTGGTACAAATCGGCATGAGCGTAACCGAAGCGCCAGAAGTGCCGAAGGTACAGTATGAAAAGGCTACAGAAAACCCAAGCAGCAAGGGCAAGAAAAAGAACAAGGGCGGCAGCGGCAAGAAGAAAGAGGAAGCCAGTACGCCAGGCGTCTATACAAACGAAATGAAAAAGGTAATGGAACGATACGGCCAATAGAGGGGGTACGGTAGGATGGCCAAGCATGACGTAAGTGTAAGCCTGCTGTCTGTAATGCGTGGGCCGAAACCGAAAGCGCCAGGGCTACGGGTTGTCACGGTGAAAACTACCGAACCCAGCCCTATTACGTTCGTCTTTGAAGGCAGCGACAAAGCGCTAGACCTGGAACTATTTGAAGTGCCGGTAGATTTTTACCCACTACGAATAGGCGACCAGCTGCTAGCCTTCCCGATGGTAGACAAGGGAGTAAGCCAGCGCTGGGGGCTACTGCAAAAGATAAACGGCGGCCTGGTACTGGGGACATACACTGGCGGCAAAATCATTGTACCGAACTTCCCTAAACCCATAGAAGGCTTCAAGACGCCGGCCCACGTAACACTGATAGAGGGTATACAGGTGGGCATTGTGCCGTACCTAGAAGGCACGACTATAAAATACGCAATCACGACCAAGTACTAAGGGGGCGGGAAGATGGACGAAAACGAACTGCATGTACCCCTTTTCGATTTTGATAAAGGCGAATTTGTAACCGACTTGGACGGTGCAGTAGTTACGGTGACTAGGGCCGAAGCCGTAAAGATGGTCATTCAAAAAGCTATGAACACGGCCCGCAGCGTCTACCTGATATACGCCGACAATGAATACAGTGAAAACGATCACGTTTACGGACACGAAATCACGGACGTAATGACCAGGGCAGACCTGAGCGAACAGACCCGAAAAAGCGAAATCAAAAGGGCGATTACAGAAGCCCTGGAATACGACCCCTGGATAGTGAGCGTTGAAAATATCGAAATCAAGAAAGAAAAAGTAACAAACAAAAAAGGTGAGGAAGAAATTGCAGACGTAGCCTATTTCCTGGTACGAACAATTTTTGACCTAGCTGTAGAAGTGCAGGGGGTGAGTTTAGCAAATGGCTGACGCAGTTTGGAAACCACGTTTTGAGGAAGAAGAAGCCCGCATACGGGACAGGGTAGTAGGCACGATACCGGCGAAATGGCGAAAGGCCCCTGGGGACTTCACCTACGATATGGCCACGCTGCTACCGCCCGAAATTAAGGCCCTACAAATCAACCAGGATTACAGCCTAAAAAACGCTTTTGCGCTTTTTGCCGAAGGAGAATACCTGGACTACATTTGTGAAGAAGCCAACGTGTACCGGTCACAGCCTGCCGTTTCAAAAGGGATTCTACGAATCACGGCCCAGGCCGGCGTAGAAATTCCAATGGGCTACGAATTGACCAGTATCGTACTGGATAAAGACAAAAACCCAGTACGGGTAACAGTAGACGCCCAGGCGACTTTCACCACTGACGGTACGCTGGACGTGGCAGTAACCAGTGTGGATACCGGCGCAGATAAGAATGTACCAGCCGGCAGCGAATGGATTCTAAACCCGCCGATTCCAGGCGTAGAAAAGATCGAACAGCCGGCAAACCTAGCGGGTGGCCGTGACCTGGAAGATGATGAAAGCCTACGGGCCAAGTGGAAGGAAAAGAAGCAGAAGCCCATACGGAGCGGGAACAAGCAAAACTACGTAAGCTGGGCGCTGGAAGTAACCGGCGTGGGGAAGGCAAAATGCGTACCGCTTTGGAACGGGGAAGGTACGGTAAAGGTAATTATCATCGACACGGAAGGCCTGCCGGCCACGCCTGCGCTGGTGGCTGCGGTACAGGAATACATTGACCCCGACCAAACAGGGGAAGGTAACGGCGCTGCGCCAATCGGGGCCATTGTCACGGTGGAAAGCGCCGTGGTGAAAAACATTACCGTAACGGCTGACGTTACGCCGAACAAAAACAATACTGTAGACCAAGTGCTACAACAATTCAACGCCGACCTGGACAAGTACCTGGCCGGCCTTACTTTTGTAGAAGGGCCTGACGGGTACGTGATTTACAGCAAGGTAGCTGGCTTGCTTTCAAACAACCCATACCTGGCAGACTATACGGGGCTTACGGTGAACGGTGGTACGGCCAACGTGTCCCTGGCAATTAATGAAATCCCAGTACGGGGTACGGTGACGTTTACATGACCAAAGAAGAACGCCTGGCCAGCATGGTAGCAAGCGTACCCGAATACTACCATGAATCGGAAATTTTTCTGGCCATACAAGACGCCTGGGCAACGGACTTGCAGAAAGTAGAGGACGACCAGGTAAGTCTAGTCAATCAGTTTTACATTCAGCTGGTGGACTGGGCAATAGACCTTTGGGAAAACGACTACGCCGTAACGCCCCTGGCAACGGACGACCTGGAAACCAGGCGGGCAAGGGTACTGGCAAAAATACAAGGCCTGGGGACGTTCACGAAACATGCAGCCCTGGGCCTTGCCAATGTTTACAGCAGGGCCAAGACCGCTAAATATATCAGCATACCAGGGCGCTACGCCTTCAAAACGCAGCACGACATTGACGACCTGGTAGACCTGGCCAGCCTTATTTCTAGCTTTGAAGTGATGAAGCCGGCCCACTTGCGGCATATTGTGGGGCTGCTGATTCGCCAGGCTATGGCCCCAGGATACAAAACCCGTTTTCACTTTACCCTGACCCATAAAGACCAATGGATGAAACCGAAAACAGGGCTACGGCTGAACGTGACAGGCGAAGCGCCGCACTTTAGCAAGTATGACGCCCCTTTCGTCAATGGGGTTAAGAATACGCCGCCTACGCTTTACATGAATGGGGCGTGGGATGCAAACGGGTACTACAAGATGGACGGACAAAACCCCGATGGCGTGAAGCTATACACTAGGCAGACCGAAACGCTGACGATTACAAAGCGCAGCAAGGCGACTGGCGAAGTGTTGGGCAGATGGGTGGAAGTAGACAGACCGAAATAAAGGGGGAAACATAATGGCAAGCGTAAAGACCAACAAGTACAGAGAAAAGCAAGCAAAGGCTATGGCCGGTACAGGTACGCTGTCCAGGCTGGTAAAAATCCAGCTGGGAACCGGCGGTACGGACGTAAACGGTACGCCGAAGCCCTTAACCGGTGCAGAAACTACGCTTTTCAATAAGGTACTGGAAAAGGTGGCCGTGGTAAGCTTCCCACTACCGACAACTTGCCGGCTGACGATCAGCGTGGACGCAGACGCTGACGGGCTGCTGGGCAAAAACATTAACGAAGCGGCCATAGTGGACGCTGACGGGGAACTGGCCGCAATCAAAACCTTTACCAATAAAGGGATGGAAAGCGGTGTAGTGTTCGATTTTGACTATGACGCCGAATGTTAAGGGGGTAAGGTGAATGGCGGTAGATACGAATTTACTTACGACCCTAACGGGCGTAATTCAAGACGCTGTAAACAAGCAAATTAAGGGCTTCACAACACAGACCCCAGGCCATGCAGATTACTTTAACTACATTTTGCAGCAGCTTTTGGACAACGACACGACCATAGCCGAAGATACTGCTAAAGTAGTCAAAGACATACGTATAAACCTCATGGAACTGAAAATACAGTACGAAACAGATAAAGCAGCAGAGGCCACCGGCGTAAATTCAGGTATGTTTACGGAAACTTTCTTAAACCTGGACGATATAACCCTGTTAAACGGGGCTACAAAATATGACAACGTGAATATGAAGGTTTATTTAGCATGAAGGAACTCCTTGTGTACAAAAAAGCCGAAGTACTTTTACAGAACGTGTACCCGATCATCCGCAACTTTCCAAATGCGGAAAAGTACGCTCTTGCTTTGGAAGTAAAACAAGCATTTTTTCGCTTGTTACGAAACATAGTCTTAGCGAACAACATTAAAAGTAGACGAAGATTGCACCAGGAAGAAGCTGATGCTGAAATTAAACTACTGCTTGTATTGTTTTCAGTAGCGAAAAATCAAAAATATATCAGCAAAGGTAAACATTACGAATTACAAGTAAAGTTAGAGGAAATAGGAAGAATGCTAGGAGGATGGATGAAATCCTCCTAGCTATCTTTGGGGTTTAGACTGTATGGGCGCCAATCGTGCGAACCGTGGGTACAATTCTGCCCGCAACTGGAACAACAATACGGCTTCCAATCGCAACACGAACGTGGGTTGGCGTCCCGCCTTGTTACTTAGATTGATGCGTCTACGGATTCATCAACATGTCCTTGTTTTGTTCAAGGGAGTCTAAATCCCTCGCTTTCAAAGCGTAAACACATGAACAATGCCATTTTGCCAAGCCGAAAGGATGCCGAAATGACGACACTTTATGACCAAATTACTGACTTTAAAGGGTTAGAAAAAAGCTACCAACAAACGCAGAAAGGTTCTCGCAAGTTTAGGCGGGACGCTATCTTATTCTCGATGTATGCAGAAATGAACCTAGTTACATTGTGGCAGAAATTGAAAACAGGTGCATATCGTGTCGGGCCATATATCCGTTTCAAGGTGTACGAACCGAAAGAACGGTGGGTAAGCGCCCCGTACATTACAGATAAAATTGTTCAATTTGCCGCACACGTAGTATTACAACGTGTTTACAAACCTGTATTCATTTCTGATAGTTATGCCTGCCTGGAAGGAAGAGGAACGCACAAAGCTGTAAAACAAGTGCAACACTACATGCGCTTATGCAAATGGAAGCACGGCACAGGTTGGGTAGTAAAGCTAGACGTAGCAAAGTTTTTCTATTCAATTGATCGTAAAATTTTGAAGCGGTTATTACGAAAAAAGATTAACTGCCCAAAAACATTATGGCTACTAGATCAAATCATTGATTCGTCACCAGAAGGAGAAGTAGGTTTACCGCTGGGTAATGTTACATCACAAGACTTTGCAAACATTTATCTTAATGAGTTAGACCAATTCGTCAAACGCTACTTAGGAATAAAGTGGTATATCCGATACATGGATGATGTGATAGCAATTGTCCCAACAAAAGCAGAAGCACAGGAACTGCTGAAAAGGATGCGGGAATTTTTAAAGAAACACTTACGCTTAGACACGAACAAAAAGACACACACCTTCCCCCTGGAACAAGGGGTTAATGCCTACGGTTTCAAAATCTGGACAACGCATAAACTTGTACGAAATCAGTCTAAACGGGCCATGAAACGCCGTATTAAGGCTATGGACAAGAAATTAAAGGCTGGAATCATTAAAAAGAAAGACGTGCAACAAGCCGTCAACAGCTGGTTAGGACACGCACGACATTCTAACAGCCATAATCTAGCGAAAAAGGTATTCAATAAGTACAGCTATATAAAAGTGGAAGGGGAAAGGAAGTTTGGCGACCTACAACGGACTAGTAAAACTCGGAACGCTACGAAGGGGAACTACAATAAAACCTAGACCTACATTGCCTTGGCGACCTGATTCGGAACCCTATACAGGCGCTGGGACTGGTAACATACCAAATTTTTCAGAAGATTTAACCATGACCAACTGGAATATCGGGGACACTGATGCAGTGGAAGCGAACCAGTTATACTGGCACAAAATCACGGATGGCGCAAAAACCCTTCTGGTATGTGACCGTGTAATCCTGGTAGGCGTAAGCTGGGACGACCTAAATGGGGACAATCGTGTTTTTGGGAAAACAATCACGATTGACGGGCAACCGTATAAACTAAGGCTTTTAACGGGTGGCTCAAACTACCGTTCTGGTACAGACGCTTACTCAGGTGGTACTCCTACCACAAACGAATGGGACAGATTCATAACTAACGAAGAATCAATAGCTGGAATACCGACGCCAGCGGCGTCGGATTTAGATTCTACGCTAAACAGCACAGACAAGACGAGCGCCCACAATCAGCTTTGGAACTGGATGGGCGTGTATTCTTGGGCGCAAGAGACTTATACGGGAAATAGCGCCTATCGTGCGCACCGTGGGTACAATTCTGCCCGCTACTGGCACTACGTTACGGCTTCCAATCGCAACACGTACGTGGGTTGGCGTCCCGTCCTTGAGGTTCTGAACGCTGCCCCTCTGACCCCTGGCAATTTATCACCAGCAGGGACAAGCGCTACCCCAGCTATGGTAGAGACTTTAACACCTACTATTGCGTGGTCATTTAGTGACCCCGATGTAGGAAATACACAAAGCGCCTACCAGGTAATCATTAAGAAAAAATCTGATAACACCGTAGTAAAGAATACAGGGAAAGTACTTAGCGGAAGCACGACTTACGCCGTACCCGTAAGTACGTTACAACCTAACACGGATTACTACTACACGGTACAGGTGTGGGATAATGCTGACGCTTCCAGCCCTGTTAGTGCAGCGCAGTACTTTAAGACAACACAAGCACCAACGGCTACACCCACAAGCCCGCTGGGTACAATCGGCGCACCAGCAGGAAGTAATACAGCGCCACGCCTATCCTGGTCATATAGCGACCCCGAAGGACACGCCCAAGCGAAAAGCCAGGTACTTGTCAAACGGGCTAGCGATAACGTGACTGTTTACGACAGCGGCCTAGTGGCAAACGCTAACCCCTATTGGGATGTTCCAGCCGGCAACCTGGTAGCAGGGGTAACGTATTACTGGCAAGTGAAAGTACAAGACGCTACGGGGATGGATAACGGCAGCTACACTACGGCCCAGTACTTCCTAACTAATGTACCACCCCCAACGCCTACGCCTGACCCGATACCTGACATGCTGCGGGTAAGTAAACGGCCTGTATTCGTGGCCACGGCTGGGGATGATGTGGAAAACGATAGCCAAAGTTTTTGCTTGCAGCTGGCAACCGATAGTGGATTTATCCAGGGCCTTCTTACATTCGACAGCCTTGTAGATATTACTGGCTGGGAATACTTTGACGGTACAGCCTGGCAGCCATTCCCTGCGGGCGGCAAAGTATCTGCTGCGAATATCGAAGGTAAGAAGCTACGGTACACCTTGCAGCAAGACCTTGTAGAAGGAACAACTTATTACTGGCGAATGTCTGCAAAAGATGGTACAACCGGCACAGCAAGCGCCTGGACAGGTAACACCCGCATACGCTGCGGTAACGTGTTTGCCCTTAAACTGAAAAACCCACTCGTACAAAGCGCCCCCGTAAACCGTGTGGTATTCAGCAAATTTATGACCGTACCAGCAGGGGCTACTCTAAAAGTTGAAGTATGCAATAACGGCCTGGACGCTTCACCAACCTGGGAAGATTGTACGGCGGCCTTCCTTAGCGGGGATTATTACCGCCTTACAAATACAAACAAGACAGCAGCACAGTGGGCGTTGGACTTACGGGTAACAATCGAAGCCAATGACCAACTGGGCGCTATCGAATTTGACGCTTTCGGCGTAAGCTACGATTAAACCAAGGGGGATACCGGCATGAAAGAGTACAAGAAGCCTGACCTGGAAGCTGAACGTAAGGCCCACCAGGAAGCGGAAGCCCGTATTAAGCAACTGGAATTTGACAACCAGCGCAAAGAAGAACTGATTTTGCAAACGAACATCGACCTGGCAGCGTTTATGGACTACTACTTCTCACAACAGCCTTCAAACTGAACTAAGGGGTGAACATTGACTATGGCAGTATTAGCGTTCCGCACATCAACATACGCACGTCAGATTTACCTTTCGGGTGGTAATCGCCTGACCGCCCGTGATGGCTACCCAGGCGTACCAGCTGAATACTACACGCCGATTGAACAGTATGCAGCTGCGAATTTCTACCTGTACGAGATTGACAATGCACTTGCACAGGGATGGATTAACCAGCAGGAGTATGGCGAAACGATAGCATATGGCTACCGGCCAAACCCTATGCTGACTTCTGCCCAGGCAGCAGAATCACCAGCATAGACCACAGCAACGCCCCCGTACCTAGCGGGGGCTATTTTTTATGGGCAGGGGGCCGAAGCCAGTGGACGCACAAGACCGCAGACAAAGCGACAGCCAGGTAATTGAACGCCTGGCACGGATGGAAGAACAACTGAAACAAGTACCAGCAATTAAAACAAGTATTGACCAGCTTACCGCAACCCTGGCCAGTTTGAACGCCGTATACTTGCCACGCACCGAATCCCAAGCCCTTAACATGGCCAGGGAACAGCAGCTAAAGAACCTGGAAGATAAAATAGCCGCCCAGGACAAGCGCCTGGAAAAAGTGGAAGGTAACTTGACCTGGGTAACACGGGCAGTATTGCTGCTAGTAATCGGGGCTGTAGTAGGCGGCGTGATTGTAACAAAAGGGGGCTAGCTAAATGACCATTACACTATGGCAGCTGGGGGCGGCCCTGGCAGGAATCATTATTCTGGCTGCCCTGGTACGGATGATTTACACAATAAGAGCTGGAAAACTAAAAGGATTCTGGAACGACAGGGACGGCGTTACTATTACGGACTTTCTGGCCGTAGTGTTCGCTGCTGCCTATATGTTAGTTTCCTGGTTTCTGATAGATAAGCTGCGAAACGGTAGCCTGACCGACCAAGACGTAGACTTCTTTGAGGTATACAGTTGGGCCATGCTTACAATCCTGGGCGGGTACTTCTTAGACCGTACAGCGGGCAGCGTAATGGACAAGCTGCCGCACCGAAGAAGTAAGCCGCCACAGGAACCACAACCTACGACGACAGAAGGGAATGAAATACCATGAGCGTATTTGACGCCTATCGGATCACCAGCCCCTACGGGCCACGAACCAGCCCGATAACGGGAAGGCCCGAAAAGCATACAGGCATTGACCTGGTAAAGAAGATCGGCGGCCCAAACGCCCCTATTGAAGCTTTTGTAGCGGGGAAAGTAACCTGGGTAAAGGAAGTACCAGCTGGCGTAAGCGGTACGGGTTTTGGCGGCTTTGGCCTGGTTGTCGCTATCCTGGACAAGTACGGGGCGCTGCATATGTACGCCCACTTGCATGACGCCCTGGTGAAAGTGGGCGACCAAGTAAAAGCGGGCCAGGTGATCGGTCATCAGGGACGTACGGGTAAAAGCACAGGGGAACACCTTCACTACGAAGTACGCCGAAATGGTAAAGCGCCTTGCGGCGGCTTTGGTAGCGATACGGAACCAACGGCGTACCTGGTAGACTACTTCAACAAGGAACCGAAAGTAGCGCCGGCTATGACACTGGAAGCTGCCTTACAGCAGCTTGTTTGTTTGGGTGTAATGAAATCGCCTGACTACTGGCGAAATGTAGCGGATGGCCAGGAAGAAGCGAACCCAGCATACCTGGCGGCCCTATATAAGAACACGGCCAAAGCACTTGGCCGACCAACAGACTGCCTGGAAACCGCCCTGGCAGTAATGCAGGCGAAGGGCGTAATAAACAGCCCGCAATACTGGGCCAATGCAGCCAACAGCCAGAAAAAGCCCGAACCGAAATACGTAGCGCAGCTGCTTATTAACCTGGCTACGAAACTATAAGGGGGAATTGACCATGAACAACAAACCTACATTCGTAGATCGTATTAAGAACCCGTATTTTCTGGCCGCAGCTGCGGGCTTTGCTTACCAGGTAATGAGCAAGTACGGCGTAGCGCCTGACCTGGGAACTTGGCAGCTGGGCGTAGACCTTGTTTCTTACGCTGCTATCGGCGTAGGCATTTACAACACCTTCACACCCAACAAATAGCCTGGTGGGTTGGACGTACCCCCTGCCAGGCATCCTGTTGTTAGCCCCCAGGTAATTCTCCTGGGGGTTTTTGTACTTTCGGAAGCAGAGCCGTTCACTTGTCGCGGATTGCAGCGAGTGCTGCTGTTTTTAGGACGAGCAGCTCGCCGTGATCGTGCGCTGTGCCAAAGTAATCCTCGACTCCATTTACTACTACGTACACTTCCCACTTAGTAACCCCGCCCAATTTTTGAAGCACTTTCTCTTTTACAATCACATTTTTCATGATTAGAACCTCCCCTAGTTTTTTGCGTTTTTCAGCGTCAGTTTCAGCTCTTTTTCTACTACGAAGTCCCCGTTTGCATATCCGATCATGAATGTTTCAAGAATATCGTTCATTTTATCGCCGTTTTTAGCACAGGCGGCTTTAAACTCCTTTTGAATCGTTTCGTCGATGGTTGTAGTAAACGTTTTTCTAGCCATGATTATCACTCCTTACCCTAATATTACATGTTTTTTGTATGTTTGTCAAACATGTAATACATGTTTATTGACCGCGATAAACAAACCCTTCTAAAAATATCTGATGTTTACTATAATTTTCCTTAAACAGTAGGAGGGGATATAGCGTGGGATTTTTCGATAAAAAGATGGCGCTTGATGTAGTTGCAGGTAGTCTGCATATCAATAGCAAAAATGTCGTTATTATGAAAGGGAAAGCTCCTGGGAAACTGTGCTTTCAGACAGGCCCATTCAAACCAAAGCAGGAATTTAACATTGTGGATATTGCATGGGGAGAGCAATCAGCCCGCAGTGCAGGGAAAGCGGTAGCGGGCGCCGTAGTAGGGGGCTTGCTAACCGGAGGACTTGGCCTTCTTGCTGGGGCGGCCATTGGCGGGCGTAAAACGGATGATTCCAGGGCTATCGTTCTCTACCTGGATGAAAGCGGGAAGGAACACAAACTGTATTTGAAGTGCAACGGTAAACAGTACACCGAATTGGTGTCACTACTCGGATAGCGGCAACATCCCAGCAGTGGAAGTAATACTACTAATAGTAGTATTACTAATAATAAATACTATTAGTAGTAATAATAATTAATATTTATATGTATTGAATAATATATAAGTATTGTATTTTCTTTGGGGGGTACTAAGAGAGGTTCACTTGCTGGGGACTGCAAGCAAGGGGGGATAATCCCCCCTTTTATTTTTTGAAATTTATATATCGTGTTTGTAATTTATTCCCATTGAAGCAATCGACAAAATATGACAACATTCGTAGGTCTTTAGTAGTAAAATGTTCCGTGTCAAGTTATAGCTTGACAAACAACTTAGGGAAGGGAGTAGAAAATCTACTCTTTCCTGTTGCTGACGATCTTATACAGATCGGTAATCTGACAACCTAGCACATGAGCGGCGTTGATAGCAAAAATGAGGGACATGGTTGTTTCCCCATTGATTAGCTGGTTTACATATTGCCTTGATACCCCCATGCGTCTTGCGAATTCTGCTTGGCTCATGTTCTTTTTGTGTAATAGTGTCAGCAACAGGCATTCCCCAAGTTGGAATGCCATATGAGTCTCCTTTCAAAAAGGCGGTGAGAACATCAAATGAATTTGCAGCATAGGCCAATTTTATTACCCAGGCACTTCATTGGCAAAATATTGTAGTACAGTAGACTTGAATTTGTTGGCAAAAGCATAGATAATATAAGAACACACGTTTGGTTTTAGGGGGAGAGAGAATGACCACAGAGTCCCGAAAAAGGCTTCAAATCAACTTAAACTTACTGAAATTAAAGTTGGAATATAAAGCGAACAATACGAACAAAGCGAACGAAAAAGAAAAGCCTAAATAG